TTCTGTATGGTGATAGAACCTGAATTAGTGCCACTATTGGTATTAAGAATTAAATCACCAGTGCCATTGGTAGTAAGAGTGGCATCAGAGCCTGAATCACCCAATCTTATGGTATCAGCATTGAGATTGATATTGCCCGTGCCTCCTGCTGTAAGGTCTATGTCTGCGTTGCTGGCCGCTGTGATGCTGTTGCCATTATAGATCAATTCTCCACTAGGTGAGTTGGTCCATTGTGAACCATCGTATTTCAATACATCATTGGGCTGTGCAGATGATGTAGCAACATCATGCAACTCATCCAATTCATAACCATTCTGTGGTTTTACGTAAACCAATCCATTGCCTGAATTGGCTCTCAGCACCACTCCTATAAACACAAGATGTGCTGGATTTGTGGGTTTGGTTGCTGTGAAAGCACCAGCGGTGTCTAACCATAACACATCACCTGCTGTGTATGCTCCTAAATTTAATCCTGAAATAATACCTTGTGTTATTACATAGCCTGCACTGCCTGTATTGATATTATTCTTTACTATACCCAATGTTTTGGAACTGGTGGAATCTCCTGAGTTGTCTGCTCTCTTCACGCTGGGTCTATCACCCTGAGCACCATATATGTAGACCACCTCACCTTTGACCAAATCAGTGGCTTCTGCATTGGTTACATAGGTCACAAGGTCCACACCATCTATAATTTCTGTGCCATCACCCAATCCATGTGCCAGTGTGCCATATGCAGATGAGTAATACAGTTTACCTGTGGCTGTGGCTTCACCTGCGGCTGTGTCAAATTGTAGACTGTCTGCTGTGGTTATGTCTCCTGCCACTGCTAATGATCCTGATATGTTTACACCATCGTTGATCTGTATGGCTGTGGAGTCATTGGAACTGAGTTCATTCACATCCAAAACATCTGCACTTAACGTGCCTGAAACATTCATGCCATCCAGTACGTTGATGGCTGATGAATCCTGTGATATTAAATCATTGGTCACAATGGTTTTGGCATTGAATGTGCCTGATACGTTTACAGCATCGTTGATCTGTATGGCTGATGAATCTCCTGAATTGATCTCATTGACATCTATGGTTTTGCTGCCTGTGATTGTGAGAGTATCTCCACTCACTGCTGTGGTAATATTGTGTCCACCTGCAATTTTAACAGTTTCTCCATAGGCAAGATTGGTGCCTGTAGAATCATCTCCCACCACTGTGATTGCGGTGTTGGCTTTCAAAGCATAGGGCTCTAAACTGGATCCTGTGATGGTAACTGTCTGTCCTGTGGCTGATGTGGTCACTGAGCCTGACCCAGCAATTTTAATAGTGTTGCCCATGCTGACATCAATGGTAGCAGAATCATCTCCTGCCACACCAAATGTGGCATCTCTTAAATTGATTAAATTTGAATCCAACTCTGAATAGGTTAATGTGTCACCTTTAGGTATGCTGTCTGTGGTGACTGTGCTGGTGGTATCTGTTCTTGTGACTAATTTGGCTTTAGAAGGCATTGTAAATTCCTCGTTATACTGGAATATTTATACAGATCCAGTTTTTAACCATCTGTTATACGTATTCTCTGTTGTCAATGTCCCAATAGAATATACTTTTGCTGCCATCATAGCGAACAAATACTTTGGCATGTAACACTTCTGGTGCCGCTGTAGAGTCTGACAGTGAGTTGGTGCCATTACGGAATTTGAATACTTCTGTGCTGGTAGGTGTAAACGATATGGTTCTTCCTCCTGTGCCATCCTGTATGAACACAATGTCAAATTCAGAAATTATATTGGTATTGGTTGGGAAGTTGCTCATGGTGAATGATGTGATATTGCTGGACAGTGTGATCTGTCTAAATCCATTGCCCGCAGATTGATAATCCACTGTGTAGGCACCACCTGATGAGTGTGTGGTTGTGGTTCCCCATCTCTTGGGTAGATCCATAGCACCTATGGAACTTCTCCAACTCTGTGATGCTGTCCTTACTCTGAATGCCCATGGTGTGTTGGTGGATGAGGGAGCATTCAATCCTGTTTCGTAGGCTGTGTAATCAGTAATTATTGAATTGGTTCCAGTAACACCCATATTCCCTGAATATGTAATACCTTGATCACGAAAAGCCCACATCTCTGTCACTCTGGTGATATCAGTAGAATTTCTTGCAAAAGCCACATCATTTAGATAGCCCACTACTCGTGGTATGGTTAAATCACCAGCGTGTCCTGCCACGATATTGGCAACGTTGCCGTTGACATTGATGTTGAGTCCTGTTTTGGTGCCACCTGCATTGTTCATATACCAAACTTGGTTATTGGTTGCTCTCACACCAGTAGCTGTCACGTTGGTGGTGTCAGAGGTGGCTGATCCACCGTTGAGATCAAAAATCATGTTGTGTTGTGATGCAGTGTTTCTTATATTGGCAGAGGCAAAGGATCCACCATCAGTCTTGAGCATGGTATAATCATTGTTTGTAATCTCCTGTGATGTGGTGGCTGTGTATGGAGTGTATGCAAGATTGCTGTAGAATCTACCAGCACCTTTGATTCTTCCATCTCCTGGTCCTAGAGCATTACTTGTAATAGCACTGGGGAAATTGACCAATCCAGTGGCACTGCCATCTGCTACAGGTCCAAGATCTATTCTACCTGTGCTGTTGGGTATCAATTGTATTCTACCTGTGGCAGTGTCTTCTATCACAATAGAATTTGAATTGGTGCCACTGTTGGTGTTGAGAATAAGATCACCAGTGCCATTGGTGGTTATAGTGGCATTGGCATTGGAATCACCCACTCTAATTGTGTCAGCAGTGAGATACACATCTCCTGTGCCATTGGGTGCTAGTTCTATGTTGCCATTAGATGTAGATGTAATTGTTTGTCCATTCACATCCAATGATCCACCCAGTTGTGGTGTGGTGTCGTTCACTATGTCTGTGAGATATGTTGCAGATGTGGCCACAGTGATTGTGTTGGCATCTGTGCGTGATACTGTGATACCTGTGCCTGATGCAATTTTTACATCATCAGTGCCTGCGGCAGAATCTGTTAATCTTAAATTGGCACCACCTGTGGCAGTTTCTGCTGATATACTATAGGTGGTATTGGTGCCAGTTATGGTTAATGTGTCACCTGATACTGCTGTGCTGACTGAACCAGCACCTGCAATTTTAAATGTTTCATTATCTGATACTCGTGTGCCTGTGCTGTCATCTCCTACAAATGTGATACCTTGTGAGCCACTGATAGTAAGTGTGTCTCCACTCATTGCTGTGGTGATACCACCAGCACCTGCAATTTTAATAGTTTCATTGTCTGATATTCTTGTGCCCGTGCTGTCATCACCCACAAATGTGATACCCTGTGCTGTGGCAGTGGTCCAACTTAAAATTCCTGCACCATTTGTGGTCAACACTTGACCCACAGTGCCATCTGTATTGGGCCAATAATTATTATCTAATACAATTTTACCTGAGCCATTGGGTATTATAGAAATATCAGCATTAAAACCAGCCGCAATTTGTATTGCACCAGAATTAATACTGTTGTTATTGGTATTCAATACAAGACTGCCTGTGCCATAGGTTGTGATTGTGGATCCTCCACCGCTTTGACCTAAACGTATTAAACCACTTGTTAGATATATCCCTTTAGTAGAAGTGCCTGGTATGGTTAATTCTATTCTTTCATCTCCGCTTTCTTCTATCAGTTTAACAGATGCACTGTTGGCATCTAAATTACTGGTAGCAATATATAAACTTTGATCTGCGGCAGTGAATATATTAATAACATCACCTTCAGTGGCCACATTAGGATCTCCAATTCTCAAAGTTTCTGTTTTTAAAACAACATTGCCTGTGCCACCTGGTGTGATGCTGATATCTCCATTGCTGGGTCCTGATATTTCACTGCCAACAATGGTTAGATCACCTGTACTACTAGATACAGAAGACCAACTTAAAATTCCAGCACCATCTGTAGTCAATACTTGTCCAGAAGATCCATCTATGTTAGGCCAATAATGATTGTCCAATTGAATTTTACCTGTGCCATTAGGCCAAATATTAATACCACCATTAGTGCCTGGTTTTAATTCAATTCTTGATGATGTACCACTAGTATTGGTGCTTAATATTAAATCAACTGCACCATTGGTATTGAGTGTGCCACTACTACTGCCTGACCCTAAAGTTGTGAAATCACTTTTAAGGTATGTTGTACTATTAGTATCTGGAACAATTTCAATATAACCTGCATCTGTAAGTTTTATGTAAGGAGTAGTATCACTACCAATCTTAATTGTAAAATCTCCACTAGTTGATCCATTAGAAGTTAAAACAACACTGGTGTTTTGATCCCCTATTCTTACAGTATCAGCATTAAGATTGATATCACCTGTGCCTCCTGCAGTAATGTCTATGTCTGCATTACTGGGTCCTGATATGGTGCTGCCAACAATGGTTAAATCACCTGTGCCACCACCTCCACCACCTGCTGTCACAGTGATAGTGCTGCCAGTGGCCGTGATCGTGGCACCACCTGATCCTGCAAATTTTATTGTGTCACCTGCTTTGATATCTATACCTGTGCTGTCATCTCCCACTATGCTGAAGGTCTGATCTCTTAAATTAATGAAATTGCTGTCCAACTCATTGTTGGTCAGTGAGGCATTTTTAGGCAGTGTGTCTGTGGTAACTGTGGTAGTGCTGATTCCTCTTGTGGTCAGTTTGGCTCTGGATGGCATCTTTTCCTTTGATTATTTTTACGATATTTATTAGGTTATGCTGACCACACCCTTGTGTTCATCACAGTCCAAATAGACAGTTTTGCCCTTGTGCAGTGTCACTATCTGCCAACCCCTCACAGGATCATACACACCATCCACATGAGTGTTTTCTAACTGCAATTTTCTACAGATATCAGCGGGCCAATCGCTCATCTGTGTGTGTAGACTACGCTTTTGTATATTCAAAGTGTTCAGAGAACGTGTTGGTTTTTTCTTCATCTTCTTCCAATCTACGAGTGACTTCTTCTTGATATTGCATCATCAGCATCCACATCATGTGATTGTTTCTGGTGCTCTTCCATCTCTCTTCTCGTGTTCTTGTGTGAATAGGATTGCGATTCATCACTTCACCGCACCAATCCTGCAAATTTTTATTCCAATTAGGATGATCTTGAGCAAACAGCATCAGCCATTCCATGAGATGAAAACATCGCTCTTCGTTTTGATTGGCATCATCTATAATTTCATATACTTTTGTGTCATTCTGTGAGCACTGGCCTGGTTTGTGATTGTTATTGTTTTTTTGATGCTGAAATCTAAAGTATAAAGATACTGCGTGTTCCATGGCATCATCATAGGCTCTGTTCATTGTTATTTTTCCTTCCTGTTTTTTTCTTTTGCTATTCTTGACATCACTTGAGATCTGCTCTTGAGCGTGACATTGTGGATGTGCCATCCCATTCTATGATCTATCCGTGCGATATTGTGACAACCTCGCTGTCTGCCCCAACGACCTCCTGTTTGTTTTATAAAATGGAGATACTGTTCCCAAGTCAAACTCCACTCTTCACCTCTGAATCGTGCTTGGTTCTTGGCCAGCAGCCATTTCCTCCATATGGGTCTCAACGCAGGATTGGGTCCAGCGGCCCATAGATGAGGGAATGTTCTACCTCTCAAGGGTGAGGGTCTGCCTCTGAGTGGTGATGGTGTGCCTGGTCTGGGTCCTTTGGGTTTGCTATTCATCATAATATTTATATATTACAATCAGTCAGTGACAAAATCAAGAGTTTTTTTCAACCCCAGCCAAAGGAAGGGTCTGACTAAAGAACCCGTAACGACTGGGGCTGAATATTTAAGGCTCTATCTCAATGCTAGACCGTGATCGTGGAGTATTCTCTCAATCAGATCTATCTTGCCCTGGCCCATGCCCTGCCAACTCCTCAGTGTGTCCTCTGTGATCTCAGCCAGATCACCCAGAGTGTGTATGCCCTGTCGCTCCAACTGATCAATGATGCCAGCTGTGGAGGGATAGGCAGAAAACGTTTCTGCCAACGTGTGTGTGGTCATAGTGTCCTTGTGTTGTGTCCTGTGTCACGCACATCTTGTGAACACATATACGATTGTGACTCAGGACAATAGTATTGTACAGGTATAGCGGGGCAAATGCAAGTGGAAAGATGGTAAAGAGTTAACGGAGTGGACATGACTCCACTCCGCAATATGGCAAACCTGACAATATCAAAGATATTATTAGATAGGTTCACAGGATCTTAGCGGGATTAGCACTCCCCTGCGAAGGCAGTTATTTATTCAGGTTGCGTTTTTTTTTATTTTGGTTGACAGCGTCCCCTGACATTTGGTAAATGTGTCAATCATTTAAAAGCCAATAGAATCATGGGTTTATCAGTGGATCTCCGTGGGAGAACTGTTGAGTAGCAGTGAAGAACGGTGGGAGAATGGTGGCAAACGGTGGCTAATACCGTGGATAAACGGTGGTTTAAACGGTTTATACGGTGGTTTAAAGGTTCTGGGCCAGAGGCAGGCAAGGTGTAATACATACCATTCTAAAATTACCACATTCCACCCTTGTCATTGCTCTCTTACCATTCTAGGGCTGGGCAAACAAACCGTAAACAAAACCAAAACATTGTCAAAACTCTACTCAAACAACCTATTGTACTGTGAGTCCTGTGTGCGGTCTTTCGCTGTGTTGTCTGTCGCTGTGTTCTCTTTGTCCTTGTCCTTGTTCAACCAACCCGCTATGCGTTTGCGGGCTATGTCTACATAATTGGGGTCTTGCTCTATGCCTGTGAATCTGTGACCCAACTCCACCGCTGCCATGCCTGTGGTGCCTGAGCCTGCAAATGGATCCACTACATGGCTGTTGGGGGGTGTGACCAGTTGTATTAGATATCGCATCAGCATCACTGGCTTCACTGTGGGATGGTTGTTGCTGCCGCGGGCTGACTTGCTTTCCACCTGTGACACCTGTGCTTGTGGATCTGCGTTGTTCTTGCTGGGCATCCTGTAGTCAAATCCGTGCGGCACCTGGAACTGCGGTCCTGGATCCACACAGCCCACGTTGCGTTCTCTCCTGCTGACCTTGGGGCAGTAGAAATACTTCTGATAGTTGGGTATGTCTCCCATCACGTTGCTGGGGTAGCGGCCCTTGTCATTGACGATCATCTTCTTGTCGCTGTTGTTCCATTTGGAGGGTTCTGTTTGGCTGTAGGTGGTTCTCTGTAGGCCATCAGCACAATAGGCAAATGGTTTGGATTCTATCCTCGTGGCATCTATGTTCAGGGCTCCCACTCCGTGCTGTTGTATGTTGTCCGTGGTGCTGCCACGGAATCTCTTGCGTGCCATCACTATGGGCTCGTGCCCTGGTTTCAGTGCGGTCTTCCAACCGTGTGATTGATTTGTAATGCCTCTTTTGTCCAATGCCTTGCCTATGTCCTGTGCCTTGGGAAATCCTGATGAATAGATCCACATCAATTGATCTCTGATCTCAAAGCCCACAGTTTCAATGTTGGTGGCCAAGTGATGATAGGTGCGTGCCGCTGAGAAGGCCAGTAGATAGCCACCTGGCTTCAATATCCTGTGACATTGTTGCCAGATCTCCACTGCTCCTGTGTTTGAATCCCAAGCCTTGCCCAGGAACTCTATGCCGTAGGGTGGATCTGTGATCACAGCATCTATAGAGTTGTCTGGTATATTCTTTAGTTCTTGTGCTGAGTCACCGTTGATGATTGTGTATTTTTTTTCAGCCATTGTTGCTCTATCCTTGTCTGTTCCTCTCTCCTATTTACAGCACAGGGCAGGCACACCCACAGATTCTTGGATTCCAGCCAATTCAGTGTGGTATTGGGCAATGAACAACGGGGACAGGTCATGATCAATCCCTTGCTTTGATCAGTCTTATTAAATCTTCTGTGGTCCAACCTGCCTGTCTCAGTGCGGATAATGAAGCTCGTGCTGTGGCATACCATATGGCAGGTATGTCTGTGTGTCCTCGCTTGAGTGCTTCTTCCAGCATGATCTGCAGTGCTGTTTCAGCAAAAGCAAATCCTGAGTGCATCCTTCTTCTCTGATTTTCTTGCTCTTGAATCTTTCTCTCTTTGCGGACAGAGTCCAAACGTATAATTTTGCCCATTTTCTTCTGTGACACCATAAAAAGATTTTAGGGGCATCCGTTTCGCATGGCACAGGAAGGTGGATGCCCCACTTTAACAGTAACGTAAACTTGCAAGGATACGTACCACAATATTTATTAATATAGAAAAATGGGGGCAGAGGAAATGAGTGGGAGGATATATGCCTATGGAAACTCCCACTCACTCCATAAAGGAGAAATTCCCAAATGGCTTTAGGACATTTCCATCTTTACTTATGTTTTGGTAAATTCAAAAAAAGGTTGCTTTTGATCTTGAAGGTATATATATTTGCATTAATAACACAGGAGAAACAGCAAATGGCAAAAAACCTAACAAGCAATAATGTAATTAATAACAATTTAATTACAAATAACAACAATGTAATTATGGATTGTGGTACCACACAATCCACTAACAAGAATATACCTCTTGAAGGATCGCTTCGCTCTTCTTTTGAGGAGATACAAGGAAGTGGTGCGGAGAGTGGCAGTGATGCCACAAGACAAACAAGTCCTTTACCAAAACTATGGCAATGGGTGAAACTGGATCTGTTTGACAATAGCAAAACACACAAAGCCAAACACAAACTCAGCATCAGCATCTGCAAAGGTGGAGAAATACAGAACTATCGTAGTCTTAACAATTCTCCTTTCGCAAATTTCAAAAGAGGTTTTGTGGATTATGCACATGACACTCATTACAACGTGGTAAGGAATGTGTATCGCGATTTAAAACAACAGGGCTATAAACCTCAAGTGAGCAAATGTTTTACCAGAGGCTATCAAGGCAAGGTGCATGACACCATATTTGGCCTCAGCACCATATTGTGCCGTGAAGAACAGGATCACAGATATCTTGCGGCACTGATCGCAGAAGAAGAATTGATGTTGATAAGGTTAAAAGGTGATGCTGAACATCTCACTGAAAAACAGAGGCAGAACAGAGTGATTGCTACAGGTAGTATCATGCGACCTGCAAAACCCTACGGTGGATTGAGAGCAAAAGATATATTGTTTTAATACACATGAAAAGAAAACGATATAAAGGTTTTTTACCAACGCAATCAGTGGAAGAATGGCAACAGGAAGGTCATAAAATTGAATCTTTACCAGCAGATCCTGTGCCATCTTCTTATAAGCCAACCCATACAGAATGTCAACAATTCTATCTATCCAAAGAATGGATAGCATTGAGGAGGAATTTCAAAAGAAGAACAATAGATGATTTATTTGAAACCCAAGGCAAAGATTTTTGTGCTCATTGCGGTATAGAATTAATTAGTATTTTAAAAAACCAAAGACTACCAAAAGGATTAGGCAGAATGAACATAGATCATATATGGCCCATAAAATATTATTGGGATTTAAAATTAGATATTAACAATCTACAATATCTATGCAGTGATTGTAATTCTAAAAAACTGAACAATCATCCAAGAACAGGACACAGTTTTAATTAAAATAGAACCTTACAACACACAATCTGTTTTAGAACCATATAAAGACCTTATAGATCGTTTAAAGCACCATTTAGATTGACTTTCACAGCACAATTTTGTATTATTGTGTTATATGGCATTGTTGAATGATATTCTAATCCAAACAAATTTTGCTTCACAGGAACAAATATTAAAATTCCTTAGATCCAAGATTGCTCGCGCTCTCCCAGAAGAACTGTTGTGTTATGAATTGCTGATCAAAGCCACAGTGCATTATGCCAAACCACAAGATCGTGAGTGGTTCTTGCAACACAAATTAATCAATGCAATAGATATCAGAAAAATAGATTTACAACCGCAATTTGAACCATTAACTCCTGAAGAAAGAGAACAATTCTTTAGAGATCGTGCAGACAATCCAAATCTTGAACAATGAGTATTGCAAAACTTAAAAAATTAGCACAGGAACGATTACCAATCTTATCAGCAGAAGAGCAGGATCTAAGGGAATGGGAAGACATTCTAAGAAGGAATGCTGAGCGAGCAGAACACAAAGAAAGATTGATGCAGAGTTGGAGAGATAGACCCAGACCCACTATTACCAAACAAGACATACTGAATCCACGCAAAAGAATCAAATCCTATCACAATGATTCCAAAGGACAGGGTCATTATGCAGACTACAATCCAAACCTGTATTAAATATTTCATATGACCGCTTGTCTGGTATTCTTCAATGGACCATCAGTGACCCAATTCCACACACTGCCCAAGCGACTCACAGAGATTGGTTGTAATTTTGTTCAACAGCATAGATCTGTGGATCATGTGTGCTGTTTTGATCATCAGATGAAAGACAAGATCCCTGTGACACCACCCACTCAATATTGGTGCCGCAACGGACACAGAGGTGGGGGTTGGGGAGAAGTGATATGGAACTCAGAAGAAACTGTGCAAAATTCAGGCATGATGGCCATACGACTGGCTATCAATCTCAAATATCAACACATATGGGTTTTGGGCTGTGATTGGGGCACAACCACTCACAGTGTGTATGATCACATCTATCACAAGAAACAAGATCTGCCACGAGCACCAGGTCGCAAAAAATACACTCATGGATCATTGAGGCAAATGGATGCTTGGATGGAAAAACGCGGAGTGCGTGTGGTCACTGATCTATCATCACCTTTTAAAAGGCCCGTGACTGCTGTTAAGGATTTTTATTCTTGGTACAATAATTTGATTTAAGTGTGGGTATGCCAGGTCTGCCAGGTCTGCCTGTTCTAAAATCTCTCTGCTGTACTGAATTGCTTCTTACTCGCAACATCACACCATCCACATCTAATTTACGCTGATAATGCACCATATAAACTATGGGTTTGGGTTTTAATATAAAACTGCAATAGTGATAGTGATTGTTTAGACAATGACCATAATGACTGTTCCAGTTGGCTTCTGCCTGCTGTGATTGCTTACTGTATCTTTTGTAAGAAAAACATTTATGAGTGCCCAATTGCTTCAACTTGTTAAAAAACTTTATAGGATCCATTTAGGCTATTACAGTGTGTCCAGTCACTGTGGTAAAAGAACTTCTACGATCCAGTGAATTGATTGCGGCCACTCGCACATCATAAGCAGAACCCAATACCACAAAATCTATGTGAGTTGTGGTGGCAGATGTGGTGGTCCATGTTTCCCAATCTGAACTGGAACTTAATTTGTATTGCACAATATAACGGCTCACAAAAGGATCTGAGGGTGCCAACCAGCTGACATATATTCTTCTATTGGTATTGTTGGTTTCCACATAAGCATTGGTGTTGATGGTTTCATTGTAGGCCGCTCCTGAATACAGAGCCAGCGATGTGGGTGCTGACACCTGCAGGGGATTGGGTAAACTGATAGCAGGTCTCACAATGTCAGGATCTTTGACCGCAAAACCATAATTGCTGGCCACGTGCTCAAAACCTGACAGCGTGATCTCACCAGTGGATTGTATCTGTATGTTGGTGATCCTAAACACGGCATCCAGTCCAAGATTACTGTTCATTACCCTGATCAGATCTCCCACGGTGATGTTGGCCGCGGAAATGCTGGTGTTCAATGTGATCAGCAGAGACTGTCTCGTTCTCTTGACAAAAACTTCTGCATATTGTATGGCCTGTTCTCTCACGGTCACTGTGTCCAGTACCAATGAACGCTCCAACCTCACACCATCTTCAGAGAGGAACAGTGTGTCCTCTGTGCTGCCATCTTCAGGCCATATCACTTCATTGGGTTGATAATCCGCGGAAGGATCCACATACGTGACCCTACATCTGTTGATCTTGGTTTCTTTGGTTTCACCCTGTAATTGTATGCCACCTATGATGTTGTCCTCAGTAAGGGTCAACACTATGCCAGGATCACTTGGTGCGGCAGTGATGTCATTGTCATCTCCCCCGTGTTCAATTTTCAACATATATTTTCCTTGGATGTAGGGCATCATGCCACGGAATCCCTGTAAGATTATTCTCACGTTGTTCATCAATGCCTCACCAGTGTCCAACACAGCATCGCAAGTGAATGCCTTGCCCGTGGTGCTGTCTGTGTAATTAATGGTCTGTTCACACAGGGCCGCGGCCACCCTAAACGAGGGCCAGTTAAAAAATTCATTTTCCAAACTTTTGCCAAAGCGAGGATTTCTCAGATAGTCCAGCAACACATTTGCAGGATTGTTGAAACCCTGCGAGCCCGCTGCCACCAAAGTTTCATTCGCATACAGGGTGGATCGCGTGGTTGTGGGTGGTTCAATGTCCAAGCTCATCAACCAGCTGGTTGAGGAACCAGTAACCTCACTGGTGTCCAGTGTGGTTGCAAACACTGCCCTATAAGTGCCCGTGGGCAGGGTGTATCTCTCATCTATGTCCAGGGTGAACGTTTCACTGGATGTCTTTGGACCCAATGTGAAAGCGGCAATGGTGTTCAGTGTAGCATCATCCTGCAGTGTTACGGAAGTGGTCAGTGTGGTAGCACCTGCCGTGCCTCCCGTGGTCATTGCGTGTTGGACCCTAACCACAGAATCTGCGGCCGTGGTGCTGAACCTTATGGTGTAACCACTGGCTGGTGTGCCTGAAGCTTGATATTTTAAATTTTGATTGGTTGTCGCAGTCCATGCACTGGGCTTGGATATGTATGCTCCAAAGTCAGCGGGATTGTATGCTGTCAGCACATTGAATATTTTTTTGCCTTGTAAAACCACTTTGATATCTGGTATCCCACCACTGTACGGATTGTTGTCCACTTGCTCCTGTGTGGGACTAGGTGGCAGCCATTCAAATCTAAATGCCATATAGCACAGCCCACTCAACTTGTGGTCTGCTGTCCAATTGGGAGCAGCGGTCAATATGGAAGATGCCACTTGATCATCCCTGCCATCAAAAAATTGCACCTGTAATTTATTTTGATAATTGCCAGAACTTGCAGTGGCCACTGTGCCATGTGTGTAGGCAGACAGAGGCACGGTGTTGTCATCTATCAATAGACTGGTGTAACCACTGCACTGTCCTTCTGCCAACACTACGGCAAGATACAGATATTGGTTGGTGGTGCCATTGGTAGACACAAAAACTCTCGTGCCTCCCACCATTCTCGTGCCATACACGATGGGTATGTTGGCAATGGCTGAATCTTTGTTGAGAAGCACACCTTGAATATCATTTCGCTGGTCATTAGCAAATTCTGGCATGTCAAATTTTGTGCCAAAGGGAGAACTAAAAACACTGGTCAATCCTTTGACCACACCCTTGACTAGACTGACCGCACCTGAAAAAATATCACCTACTGCATCAGCAATTCCACCCATTACAATATCCACTTTCTATAATTTTCACTGCATTTTCTATAACCCAATCTTGATAAAAATTTATTAATTTTATCATTTTTGTCTCCGTGTGCATAATTGAAATGTATTTCTATGGCTCCTCTTTTCACAGCATATTCTTTCACGGCATTGAACAATAACAAAGATGTCCTTGCCTTCCTGTGCTCAGGATACACATAATAAAAATGATCCTGCACAAAAGTTGCATAATTGAATAAAAATTGTTGCAATGACACGGCACAGCAACCTACGATTTTGCCCGCATCCTCCAACACGAAAACTTTGAGATTGCAATTATCTATGGCATTGAGATATGAATTCCTTAATTTTTTAGGATCAAGATAATGATAACTTAAATTGCTTTCCTTGTGCTGTATCTTGTTCAAAGCAAGGCACTGCTCCAAATCAGATTTTTGAAATTCTCTAATAATCATTGTTTCTCTCCCACACAATATCATTCTGTAAAAAATTATTTTTTAACAAAAAATTTTCTTTGCTGATAGGATCCAACAAATAACAATTACCACAAGTTATGATGTGATTGACATTTTTTTCATCGCAAAATTCTGTTACAGCATTAAGCAACATCTGATAATTGTTTTCAGTCCTATGCTGGATGTCCAAATGCAAGAGATATATGAAACATTTCTTCTGCACGATCCACGGCAATGAAATTAAATCCATCACCACAAAACCAATCAATGTTTGATCTTCAAAAAGGCCAAGACACTTACATTTGGCATTGATCATTACATTTTTTATTTGGAAATTAAAATGTTGTTTGTCAAAATCCACACCCACATAACCTCGTTCATACACTGCCTTGTAGGCCATGCCCAACACAGCATTGACATCTTTGGGTATGATGGTTCTAACAAGTTTCATTACAATCTCCCCCATCTTATATCTTTAACTATCTGCGGTGAAAAATCCATTCCCCTATCTGTGGGAAAGTGTAGGTTCTGCGATGCTGGATTGGTTCTCCTACCACTGGTTCTTTCAAAATCTGCAAACTGACTGGCACAGGTCAATACGATGCTGGCAGTGGTTCCTGTTTCTTCTATGCTATAACCAGATATCCTACCATCAAACATCAGATACACATCATCTGAAGTGAATGAATAATCTGATTGCAGTATGGCACGATATATAACCACTCGCTTGTTGATATAATCATTGCTGAGGATCAATGCCACCATGGTGGTGTCCACAGCGGTGAATGTCAATTGTAATGATCCCACCCTGAGATCTGAACTCTCCACAATTTCTCCATAACCTAAAAATTGGTTTTGTGCGATATAGACATTGTTTCCGCTGTCAGGAGCAGAATCAGAATTGAAAGTTAAATTTATATTGGTGGTCGTGAAGTACAGAGGAGTGCTGAGATGTATTTCTATTAGATCAGCCCCAAATATCTGCGAGGCATCCAATTTGGTCTGTAACTCTGTAGAAATATCTCTTGACATTAGATGTCCTCTCTAACAGCAATTTCATATTGAAAAGTTCCATCCGCATTAGCGGTATATGCCTGTTGATCGCTGTTTAAAAACACAGTGATGGGCACATTGGTGTAATCCACTGTGGTGGTTGTGGTGATGGCATCAGTCAAATTGGGATAAAAGGTCAGTGTGTCCACTGTGGAATTGTCTAGATTGACATCTTCAGTGAGCATATACACCTTGTCGTGATTGGAGAACTTGATCAGATCACCTTTCTTTAGGGTGCCCGTGCCACCTGCTACATTACAGGTCAAAACACCTGGAGATGTATTGGCATTCACGGTCACGGTGCCTGAAGCAGTGCCCCTGGTGGTGCTGATCACTGGTGGTACCACGGTGAATGAACTGAATTGTCCATCTTGTTTCACAATGAAACTGTAAAGGCTCATAAAATCTGCTCTGCTGAGTGCGGGAGACTTGAGAGAGAAACTCCAATATTGTGCTCCTGTCTTCAATCTTTTGGTGATGCCGCTGACAGATGTGGTTATCCTTGAAACTGTGTTGCTCTGCCAATTCACTGCGGAGAAACCTGCTGTGGGAAATGTGCCGCTCATGTTATGCTGTCAAACTCCTTTGTCCTCGCTCGTTGAGAGCTCTGTTAATAATATTAATTATCAGGCCTTGCCTTGACACTAATAATTCATCAAAATCACTGGCATCTACTGTGCTGATGTTAAAATTTACCGTGGCTTGATTACCACCACCTGATAACATACCCATTGTGTCTTGGTTATTGTAGACATAACCATTGCTGTTGGGCACGAACATTTCTGGTCCTTGCTCACCCACTATGTACGGTGCTCTGCCAGCAGAAGCCATACCTCCTGTTTGCAATCCTGGTAATTCCAATCCACCTGCTTTGACAGCACCACCTTTGGCAAAGAAGAATGAAGCGATGGTGAGTGCTGTGTCTATCCATCCACCCCCACCTCCTCCACCACCACCACCCCTGTTGGCACCTGCCGCGGCTGCCGCTTGTGACAATGCTATGTTGGTGGTCAGTGCTGAATTTAAACTGTTGACTTCATTTTTGGTGCCCCTGATGCTCTCAGTGACCATGTCAAAACCTTTTTTGATGTAAGGAAATATGAAAGCAGTGTAAAATAATCTCAATAGGCTCTCAACGATCATGTTCAAAATGGTCTTGCCCAACATCTCACCAGCTTCTCTAGCTGATTTTGCTCCCGTGATCATGGCAGTGAATGCTGATATAGCGGCTGACTCCAGTTCTCTAAAACCTTTCATCACAACCTCTTCAGTGACCTTGGCTAGATTACTGCTTTCAGTGTTGATTTTTTTAAATGCTTCCAATGCACCATATTCAATCTGTCCATATACACTGTTTAAACGTTCTACCAATTCTTGTTGTTTTTTTAATTGCTCGTTGGCCATGCCTAGAGTAGGTAGGAAATCCATGAAGTCTGAATTGACTTCTTTGATCATAGGTTTGAGAACACCACTGGTCTTCTTTGTCTCCCTGCCAATGTTGTTCATTTCTGTGGCAGCCGCACTCATCTCATCAGCTAATGGATCCACTGAACCTGTGAAATCACCCATGCCTTTGCCAATGTCTTTGATTGATCTTCTTATGCTGTCAAATACCAAACCAATGCCTGTTAGAATTCTTAAAATACCACCACCTGGAATCACCAATAACAATGCACCAAATGCCACCTCCAACAAGGCCACGCTCTTGGTGATGCCGTCCACTGCTTGACCCACAGACCTAAGGTTACCTGCGAAATCAGTGCCCGTGATCTCCAGTCCCAATCTCTTGAAACTATCTAATAGGCCAGCATAAGCGGCATCAATACTGTCAGCACCTTCTTTGGCTGCCATCATGGCATCTGAACCCGCACCAAGATACAATTTAATGGCATCAGCAGAAGCTATGCTGTTGTCCTTGATCTTGTCAGTGAGTTCCTTGCCTAATTTAATTTGGAAAAATTCTGTAATGTCCTTGCTGGCACTTATAGTGCCATCTTTGACTTTGGCCAGTTCACCTGCGGCTTTGGGTAAGTCAATGCCCAACGATCTTGACAGTGCCGCGGCTTGTTTTAAATTTTCGCTGAGAGCATTAGTTCCACCCACTCGCAACAGTTCCTGTGCGGCTTTGGCAGCATCTGCCTGGGCAAATCCAAACTGTTTGGCAAATTCAGCGGCAGTGTTGAATGCCTGCGAACCTTTGTTGAGAGATCCTGTCAGTGCATTGAGAGCTATCTGTGTTCTCTGTGTCTGTGCGGCTGCCTGGATCAATCCTCCCAACACCGCGGTGCCTCCCAGTGCGATGAACGCACCTCGCACCAACTTCAAAGTAGAAGACAGCGAGGCTCCACTCTTTTCAATAGAATTCAATTGTCTATTGACCTGTGTAAGTCCTGATAAACCCCTGACTATAACATCAATACCTAAAGGATATGAAGCCATCAGCGTCTCCTAGCTTGATTTTTTTGTGCCTGCATAGTTCTCATACGTTCCTTGTGTTCAGCCTCCATG